CTCTATTTTTGCTTCCTCCACTTCTTCCTCTGTTTTCCCCAAAAACATTTGGAAAGTCCTTGTTAATTTTACGCTTTGCATTGTCAAAAAAAAACTGAACTCCCACACGAAGTCCATTGTCAATTCTTTAAACTTTTCAGTTTTGGCAGGTATTGCATCATCATCATATTCCTCATCAGCCCTTCTGCAAAGTATTGCCATTTGTTCTGGTAATACATCAAACCTTCCATGTTTCATTATTTCTATTGTACTCTCTAAGTGAGTTGATTCAATATAATCTCCAAATGTGTTTCTTCTTAGAAATTCTTTTGGAAATAAGTATTCCTCACCTTCAAATTCAAATTTATCTATGCCTTTTGGCTTATATTCTTCTAATGTTTGTGAGAATGTCGCTACTGCAGCATTTACACTATCAACATCTAGCATATTCATTTCATTAGCACTAAGACCTGTAAGATATATGAAAATATCTCTATTCATCTTCAATAATTCTACTTCTGAGTGTTCTGCTTCAATAACATTACCCTCATCATCTCTTTTATTGTACTGATTGATGATTGAATATAAACCACACCAATATCTAAGTGTTATGTCTTTCCACTCAGTTGGAATATCATAACTTTTGTCTTGAATTTTAATTTCTACCATATCTATTAATTTTTTGTCAATTCTAAATCTAAAATATCTTGCATTATTTTTTTACTCTCTTTTTCATCTATAAGAATGTCTGCAAGTTCACTTGTTGCATTTTCGCAAATAGAACCAATTTCTTCTAAACTACTTCTCATTAAATAATCATTTTCTCCATCTTTCAATGCAGTCAAAAACCCAATAGCAGTATAAAACACCATATTTGGTATTAAAAACATAAATTCATCCAACAAACCACCATCATCCTTCTTTTCCACCATAGTATCGTAAAAATTGTTAGAATATAAGTAAACTGAGTTCATTATCTCTAAAAAGTCTTGATACTTACCCTCTCCAACATCTTCAGTAGCAAAATACATTGCTTTCTTAATCTTTCTTAGATGACACTCAACAGTCCTTCTGTGGTTTTCGTTTATGTAAGATATTTTCGTATTTTTCATAATTTTCTGATAATTTTTTTAGAATTACTCAAAACTACGCAAAAATAGTAAATATAGTATGAAATATTTTCACAATTTTTAAACAAACTGAAAAAAACTTTAATTAAAGTAAACTACCTTACCTCCACCACCCCAAATCTCCTTATTTACAGCCATAACTAAACAATCTACCATATCATCATGTTTTGCTGCAGGAAATCTAGTTAATTGGTCAAGAAACTCTGTATTCCAATCTCCATTCAATAAACTAACTCTACCACTCTCAAGTGATGCACTAATATCACTAACTCTTGCTACTTTGTCTTTTGTTGGTGGTTTATCTTCTTTTATGTTAAGTCCTGTTTCTCTAACTAATGTTTGCACAATAGATTTACCTGATGCTTTAGGTTCTACAAATATTCGGCTTTTTGGAGTATATCCGTTCTTTTTTACCCATTGAGGAATGAATTTAACTAATTCAGGAAATTCTTTATGTACATTAATACAATCTACTATCTGCCATTTGTTATCTTTATAGGTATATGCTAATAGTGCTGATGGGTCATTCTTTTGATTTGCAGTATATGCAGGGTCAATAACAAAGTTTACTGTAGCCTCATCTTTTCTATATCTATCAATCTTAAACCAATCTTTATGAATCATACCACTATCTAGTGGTGTTGGTGTTTGTTGTAGTTGTCCTGCATACCCATAAGTACCTAATGCACTTTTATAATCATCTAATACTTCTTTACTGAATCTATCTTCCCAAAATAAGCCACTTTCTTTATTATAAAACTTTTCTAGTGATTTTGGTTTGATATTACCATCTTCATTTGTTGCAGGTATGCAAATATGTTTATATTTTGTTCTTGTTTCCCTATCTAACAAGAATCCACTTAAATCTTCTTCATGCACTCTTTGCATAATAATTATTCGCACTCCTATATCTGCCTGATTTAATCTTGAGTAGAATGTTGTCCTATACCATTCATTAGCGTTCTCTCTTTCTGTTGCTGAGTTTGCCATTTGAGGTGATAGAGGGTCATCCACAATTAGGAAATCTCCACCCTGTCCTGTTACAGTACCACCAACAGATGTTGCTCTTCTCATTCCAATATGATTATTCTCGTATCTCTCTTTTAAGTTTTGGTCTTTTTTAATGTGAAATACATCACCCCATCTTTTCCTAAACCAATCACTAAATATTATATCTCTTGATTTAGTTGCAAGTTCAATAGATAGTGCAGCAGAGTAAGAAGAAGTAATGAATCTTAATTTAGGAGATTTTATCCAAGCCCATACTGGAAACATAACAGTAACTATTAATGATTTCGTACTTCTAAATGGCACATTAATAATTATATCTTTAGTTTTTGGCTTTTGTGCTATGATTCTCTCACATTCTTCTTGTAGGGTATCGCATATATATTTATGATGCCAATTAGTTGATAGTGGTACGGCTGGTTCTACTACTACCCAAGCAGCCTTAAAGAACTCATAGAAACTCATCTCACATAGTTTCTTTTCTAGTGCGAACTTTAATAATTTTTTATTAGTCATCTACTTCAGTAAAGTCAATATCTTCTGCATCTTCAAGTCCTCTGATTTGTTTTTTAATATCATCAAGTGTTGCACCTTCAGTTAAATTAATCTCAATCTTAGTATCAGTATCTCTTTTGATTTCTGTTGATTGCAATTTTGGCATAGCATAGTTCATTAGTTTTGCTATTGCATCTATATATGCTCTAGGGTCCTCATCAAATAATATATCTAATGCCATCTTAATCTTTACAGGTTGTCCTTCTAATGCATAAGCAAGTGATTTACGAGTCATCTTAGCAACTTGTCTTGCCTCATTATTTTTAGGTTGCAGTGCTTTTGGAGTCTTATTATAATTCTCATCTATCTTACCAAGTTGAGGTCTTTTCTTCCTTGCTTCACTACCTAACTTCTTCTTATCTTCTTTCATTATTGTCTTTAAAGTCGCAAGATACAAAAATAATACAAACTACTTTCCTAATTATTATATAAAATTGAACTACTATATTTTAACATTATTGTAAATTGTAAGAAAACTATGCAAAACTATAATTTTAAACACCTATCTTCGTGCCTCTTATAAGAGTATATGTTATTCTTCTATTATACTTATAATCGCCACATCCCATAGTAAACATTATTGCTCATATCGCAAAGTATGTACCAACTTCTAAAATAAATGTTTATTCTAAAACATAGTATTTATAAAATTGAACTTTAGATTGGTGTGTGTGCGTTTGTGTGGCTAAACAGTATATATACTAAGGTTTACGGAATCCAAAACCCAAACCTATTTTTTACACAATCTCAACCCATTGTTAATAACTTTTATTAAAAAACTCTAGGAATTGAGCCAAAACAAACCAAAAACCGCTCAAAGTTCGTAATATCTTGATAAATAAGTAGTTATATCTTGAAAATATCTCTTTTTTTAGTGCAAATCTATCTAAAAAGAAAGAATTTGCTAACATATCAGAACAATTTAAATCTAATTTAACAACACATAGTTAAATAATAATAAAAAATATAAGCCTTTTTAAGCCTTTTAAGGTGCTTCTGGTGTCTTACTATTAGTATTGTATTTGCTTAGATTAGAGCAAAAAAAACACCTCGTGAAAGGTGTCTTAATATTAGTATTTAATTGCTTTACTTATTTAATAATATATTTGTTTTTATTAATAGATAAAGTAAGTAAAGTGTCTAAATTTATCATTCTATATTTGTTTATTCTCATATCGTAAACTCTTACAAGATTGTATTTACTTGGCTCGTATGGTTGAGGCTTTGCATCTTCTTTAAGTCCTTTAGTAACTTTAAGGCGACCTGTTAAAAGCCTATGCTCACCATTCTTCTTAATAAAGGTACTAGAAAAAATACGCCCGTTTGTTTCTCTTATTAGTTCTTTCGCTTTGTCTGTGTTAATTGTTGTCATTTGTTTATTGTTTTAAATTAGTAATTTGTTTGCTTAACATCCTGAAGTTAGTACTGCTAATACGAAAAGTATAAAAAGTTGCGTATCGCTCCAGTTAGTAAGTGGTAATTGTCCTTTGCTCATGTCTTTAGTTTTTAAGGTTAATATCTATTTTATTGCCGTCCCACTCTTTACCATTTAAGAACCAAACATAATTCTTTTGGTATATGCTTACACCTTCTAAAGCGTTTAGGCGTTCCTTTGTTGTATTGCTGAACCATCCACAATTACTTATTGATAGCGTTCTTTGTGGGTCGTTGTATCTGTAGGCGATAGCGTTATTATGTAAATATAATATCGTAACATTTGGCAATACTTCTACCTCCATATTGGCTTTTTTAAATCTTTCAGCGTTCATAAATGCGCTAATTGATTCTTTTGTGATTTGTCTCATTTTTTTTATAGTTTAAATTAGTAAATTAATTGTTTAATAGTTTATCTATCTCTGGGGCTACATATTCAAAAAAATCTTCTTCCTTCTTTCTTGATGCGTGTAAACTTGCTAAAGTTTCTGAATTTAGATTTTCGGTTGTATATCCGTACTCTGTCGCTATCTCTAAAGATTCAGAAAGTGAGCAATCATTTTCTTGCAAGTATTTCATTGCATTATAGTAATAAATTATTTCCTCGTTAAAATAGCCGTTATCTTGCAAATCTTGGAACAATTCATCGCTATCATTGTAAGAATTTAAATCTTCCTGCATTGTAACATTGAGAAAATCTGTTGCATTATCTCCTAGATATTGACTGCTTAACTCATTAAGAGCATCAAAAATAATTGTGTTTTGTGTTTTTGTTTTCATAGTTTTATAGTTTTGTGCCTTTTAAGGCGTTAATATTAGTTTTTAAGGGTTAACAATATGTATTAATATATAATGCCGTCATGAGCATAGAAGCGGCAATTAAACAAACATAAGTTACAAAGTTTAAAAAATTATCTATTCTTTGCTTTTTGCGTTCTGTTAAATTCTCAATCTTATATTTATAACCTCCATTATCAAAATATTTATTTATTTGCTTTAATTTTATATATGTGCCATCTGTCCCCCTTATATTTCTAAAAAAATTTTCTCTTTCTTCTTCATTTAAAAAATAACTTTTGTTATTTGATAAATTTGTAATTTTGTAGTTATTCATAGTTTTATTTTTTAGTTGTTAATTTTACCTTCCGACACCATTGTCTTTCTTGTTAATTCACCACCTGCTAATTCTGTATCAATTTGCTCATTACTCATAAATATTATTTCATCTAAGTAATCACCTATTTGGTTTAAGGCAGTATTAACTCCTACCCTAACTTGACTTTCAACCACCCCCTCATTACTATCGTAGCAATTATTTGAGTAGTCTTTTAACCATTGCGACAACACAATTAGTTTTCTTCTTGTAGCATTTTCGTTTGTTGTTTCCATTTTCTTATTTTTTAGTTATTAAATTATTTCATTGACATCATACCCAAATTCATTTGCAAAACTTTCAATTTGCGCTTCTAGTCTGCTATTTTGTTCTTCTAAGTTTTTATTTTCTTTTTGCAATCTTTTAACTTCTTTTCTTAGCCAAACTATTGATTCATTTTTTTGTTTGTTAATTTCGTTTGTTGTTGTTTCCATTTTATTTTTTTTTAATTAATTTTGTTTTATTGCGTTTTGATTCGCTAGTAATAGACAAAGGCAGGGGGCTCTCTCTCTTGAGGCAGTTGGCTAGTAAGAGGTTGCAACCTCCTTTTGCTGATTATTCTTTTACCTTTGTTTCGCCTTTTAAAGGCTCATCAGTATTACTTAGTAATTTATTTATATGTCGGTTGGATTAACTACTTTTGTTGATACTGGGAAGGTGCCGAACTCTCTAAAAATATGCGTGTTCACTGATGTTCTGGCATCCATATCCGAAACGCTTTGCACTTGATATTCTAATACTTTTATATCTTTTGGCTTTTGTATATTCAAGCATAACTCTACTAATACACTTCTTTTCTTGTTGATTGTTGTCTTCATTGTTGTTTGTTTTTAGTTAATTTTATTTTATTGCCTTTTAATTATTGACATGACAAACATACAAACAATTTTTAACAAAAAGCAAACAAATGTTAAAAAACTTTATTTACTAGAGTAAAACAGCATAAAATAAGTATAAAATAAGGCTATTTTTGGCAAATATGAAAATTAAAAAAGTGCTTTTTTGCCTCGTTTTTTGGTGGTGGTGGTGCAAAAGTTGTTTTTTTATATATTGTATTTATATGCTTTTTGTGGTTCGGTTGGTGTTGCTCAATTTTTGAGGTTGATAATTTGCAATAATAGAAACAGGCGCAAATAATAAAATTTTTAATATATCCAAATAAAAAACAAACTTTTTTAAATTATTTTTTATTATGTTAAATTGTCAAAATAATAAATATTATGTTAAATTCTGAAAAATCTCAAAAAATTTTTTTATTTTTTTTACCCACAACCCTAGCAGTTTCAGGGCAGTTTCAGCAGTTTCACAGCAGTTTCAGGGCAGTTTCAACAAGGCAGTTTCAAGAAAAGTTTTTAAAAAAAGTTTTAAGGAATTTTCATATACCAGTCAAGGACATCCATACACTCTTCAAGTCCTTTAACTACCTTAGCATAGTAACCTGCTTCATTGAGGTCAGCAACCCACTCTTTTTGTTCTTTAGATGGATAGCAAGTCTTATCTGCTTTAATCTCTAGGAATAGACCACCATATAGATGGTTTATCTTCATTATCTGCATATCAGGAAAGCCTTTAACATAGCCTGTTTTTTTGGCTAGTATTGCTTGTTTCATAGAGGTTCTTATGCCACCTAGTGAGGCACAGTATCTTACATCAGGATATGAATACTTCATATAGGTACAGAAGGATGATTGGACTAATGCTTCTTTCTTCATAGCCATACCCCTACGCCCCCTTGTACCCCCTATGCTTACCCCCTATACCCCCTACACCCCTATTACCCCCTACATCCGTATAGGTCTTACCCTTTATGAGTTGGTGCATTAGAGGTTGAGATACACTATACTTTCTAGCGAGAGATGAGATAGTTATCTTCTGAGTTGCATTAGTATATTCTTTTCTAATTGCATTGGCTTCTTCCACAGTAAACTTTCTTCTGGAGTAACCACCACCTCTACTATCTTTTCTATCTTCTAATCTTATTTTTCTAATCTTTGGCATAATCTAATATTCATCATCAAACCTATCAGTAGTTTCACCATATTGATTTTCAATATCAATGTTTGTGATTTTAATATCTACTTTGTTTGGATTCTTTTTATTTATATAGCAAATTCTGTCTATTAATTCTTGGTCTGCTTCAATCTCTTTTATGTTAGATGTAAGAACAAATGTATCTAATGTACCTGTAACTGCTTTCCTAGTTACAGTTTTTTTATTCTTTATCTCGTAAGATACAAATACTCTAAAGATTGGTTTTTTCATTTTTAATTTTATCTAACTCAAACTCTAGGTGATTAATAGCCTTCTGTATGCAATCAACACTTGTTTCGTGCTTACGCTTTGCTCTAAGAAGATAAGTAACTGCAGTACCAACATTGTACGATAAATCAAAATCTTCTACAACCTTCCTAGCCTCATACCCATAAACTCTACCAATATAATAGTTTGGAGTTTTATCTTTACTGTAATCTATTTTAAGTTCTTCTTTTGTTAATAGCATCTTAGGGTTTATTTTTGATGATACTTCTTCTTTTTCTCCCCAAGTAGTAGTTGGAGTCCACCCATTCCTCCCCTTCTCGTAGTAGTATTTATTGTGTTTTTGGTCTTTCATTTATTCTATCGTTTTCTAGTCCACCAGTTCTAGTGATGTGCTTATTCATATTTTCTTCTAACTCCCTGTTTTGTCTTTGTGTTATTTTACCTTCAACATACTGAAGCCCAATTATAGTAAAAATTACAGTACCAACAAATATTTTTACCAATAAAATTATTTCATTACTATCCATTTGTTTCTAATTTAAAGTTATTTTCTATTAATTTAAGTAACTGATGAGGTGTATATATCCTACTATCACCATCATAGTTTTCATATATGCAAGTAAAGTTATCATCTTCATAAGTCCATAAACTCCTTACATTATTCTTAATGTGGTTTTTTAATATCCACTTAATTGTTTTGTATGTTCTTTTAGTTTCAACCATTTTATTTTTCTTGTTCGTACCATACAGCATAAACCTTAATTCCTTTAGGTTCACCCATTAGAATCTTTTTCTTTATTTTTGGTTCTTTTACTAAGTTCTTATCCATGTATTTTGGATTCTTACTATTTAATTTTCTTTTCTTCATTTTGTTTTTTTATAATTAAAAGAATATCCAAATATTAAAGAGTGCCTTAGTGTATATGCTATTGAAAATCCATAATTCTTCTTTCTGTATTCTACCTTCACCCTTCTCTCCCTAAAGTCATCATATTCATCCCTATAATGATAACCATCTATCAAGTAACCATATAATGTTCCTGATTGGAAATAATGCAATGGTATTCCTATACCATAAGACAATACATATTCATTTGCTCTTCTTTTGTAAAAAGAATATCCAGCAGACATATAATGCATTATGTAGTAATCATCAGCAACAAGTTGAGGTTTTGTGTAGTTGACATTTAAAAATCCTCTCGCCACCTCCCCTACAAACTTGTGAGGTGCTGCAACTTCCACCCCAAACATATCACTATGATTACACTCTGTCGTATCAGTCTGTGCATTAACTGTAAATGCACTTAAAAATAATAGCAATATATTAATTATTCTTTTCATTTTATATTACAAAAAGCATGGTGGGCTAGTAAAAAATAAACAAATTTAACAGTTGTTAAAATTAAAGTTATTTTACCCACCATACTCATTATACTCATCATCCATAAATTCGGTGCAGAAATACGCCTCTAATATACAAACGATTATTACTACTCCCCATATTATTAATATTGTTTTCATTTGTCAAAGATATAAAAATAATTCAATTTTATACAAATTAATTCCTAAAACTTTTTCCCTTGATAATCACCACTTTACACTTCCTTAACCTATCTAAAGTCCTTTCATCATACCTTTCTTTAAGTGCTTGAGGTGTTAAATTTGTGGTTATTAATAATGTTTTAGAACTATCCTCAGCATAAGAAATTGCATCAGCAACTGCATCTATCTTAGTACCATAATCATTTTTAATACTCTCAGTTCCTAAGTCATCTACAATTATAAATGGTGCTTTGTTTCTATCAACTGCACCTAATTCTTTTGCAGGAACGCTTCTTAATATCTTATTTGTTCTTGTTCTGAATATAGCAGGAATAACAAAGTTTAAGATAGTTGATTTGCCTAATCCACACTCTCCCATTAACATCAAGCCCTTTCCTTTTGTATCTACCATCCAGTCAATAATCTCATCATAAGCAGGTAAATGCTTATACTTATCAACTGTTCTATCGTAATACTCAAAAGACTTAATGAACATTTCTTTTATTTCTTCTCTTGCACCTAGTTTATATCTGTTGTAAACTTTTGGCTGCAGGAAGTCTGCGTTTTTAAATGTATCTTCTATTGTTCTCATAGTTTAAAATTTACCATCACCATAATCTCCTCCCTTTTTATGTCTGTGTGATGTAGTGTTATTGTTATTAGTTTTATTTTGTCTTTTCTCCCAAGTTCTCATACAAGCCTTCCAATCTTTCATTTTGTTTTTACCTACCATCCAATTTTTACTTTCATAGAAATCAAAAAAAGTTTCTGCATCAATACCATTATTCCTCCAAAAACAATATTCTTTAATGTCATTAACTGTTGGTTTTTTAAAAGAAGCCCCTTTATTATTAATATGTTTATCTTTAGATAAACTAATATTATCCTTAAAGTTTTCTTTAATACCCCCCTTTAAGTTTTCTTTAATACCCCCTTTAAGAATTCTTATATACCTCCTATCAATTTCTTTAGTACCCCCCTTGTAAGTGTAAGATGTTGATATATAGTCATTTGCAACTAATTCGCTTACCCACTTAGAAACCGTTACAACACTCTTGTCATAAAGGTTAGAAAAGTATTTATTTGTAGCAAAGCACTCTCCGTTAATGTTCAGTAGTGCAGTTATTTCAGCATACATTAATTTAGCATTTGCAGTTAGGTTTTTATCATACCTAACCTCAGCACTTATTATAGCATAGTAGTTCGGATTTTCTTTCATTGTTTTTAGTTTTAGTTGTGTTTTGGTATTTCTAATTCATAGCACTCTGTATAAGTGGACATAACCACAGTCCACTCACTTACCTCTTTGTGAGTAAACCAACAAAATCTTGCGTATAAGGCGTTCAATGGCTGTATGAACAAATAGTGCGTAACTTTCTTTTGAGGGTTGTTATGGGCTTTAAAATTGATTCTAAGGGCATTTCCATCACTTCTTACGCCTTTAACATCAATGTAATGTAATTCACCAATTCCTTGCATAATTAAATCAGCCTCAACAACTGGTCTTTCCTCAAGCAGTAAAGCAGCCTTATATTTTATACCTCTATTATTCTCCATAAGGTGTCTTGCAATAAGTTCTGCAAATATTCCTAATTGCTGTATAGAATGTTCTTGATTACCTCTATACTTCTCTGTGTTTTCATTGTAAATATCAGCAGATAACATACTCCTTACCTTAGCAAGTTCATCAGAAAGTTTGATGAAAGTGCTAGGATAAGTTGTTTTTTTCCACTTAATCATTAGAATGGCAAGTCATCTTCTGCTTTTGCTGTGGACTTCTTAGCAGTAGTTTTTTTATCAGTTGGTGGCTCATAAGTATTTACATAAGCGTAATGAGTTGCACCCTTTTCAGATGGTTCTCTCCTTTCTGAAATCACCATAGAAACCCAACCATTCTTTGAGTTTGCTTGTAGTTCATCCATCTTAAAGTTAGCAACCATCATTGTACCATACTTCGTATTAATGTTTTTAATACTACTTGGTAAGTAAACTTTCTCTTTCTTGTCTGTCATTTTTTAATTTTTTAATTTTATATAATTTGGTTAATGATTCATTTATTTTATTTAATTGAGTTTCTAGTCCTAATATTTCCTCATCCACCTCAACTTCAATAATCTTATTTTCTACTCTTTTAAATGCTTTAGTATCATCTTGGTAGTTGTTATAAAAGAACTCAAACTTTCTTGTGTGGTGGATTATAGATGCGTGATGTAAGTTAGTTACCTGACCTATCTCACTAAGAGTTAATCCAAACATTTCTCTTAATATGTAGATATACATTCTCTTAGCAAATATAATGTTTTTCTTTCTACTTCCCAAAAACATTCTATCTTTATCTATATCATAAATATCTGCTAATTCTTCTGTGATTATATTGTGGTAATAATCGCTAAATTTTAATCTTCTTCTTCTCATTTGTTATAATTTTAATTTAAGTCGTACACTATTGTATCAACTATGTCTTGTATGTTTAATCCAATAAAGTCTGCTAAAGTCTTAGCGTGAATAAATCTAAGTGATGGTGGATTCTCTATAAACTTTCTACTTGTAGCATAATTGACTCCAAGTATCTTACAAAGTTTTAAATTAGACACCCCATATATCCTTAACAAAGCCTCAAATTCATTCCTAGACTCTCTAATCTGTACTAAGGTGTATTTATTTGTCATCTCTCTTTAGGTATGTTTCTACCTTCCATTTTTCTATCCTGAACTTAGTTTTATTGCCATGATAAAAATCTACTAATTGGTTTTTGTTTAAGAGTTGAATAATATTATCTTCAACAATCTCACCTAAAATGCACTTCTTGTTCCACACAATATAAGTGTAAACTTTTAAAAAGTGATTAAAAATCTCTATGTCCAAATACTCCATCTCTGAACATTTTTTCCCATTGTTTTCTAGTGTCTGTTTCATATCTGTTTTCATTTATTAAAGTTATTATTTCTTCTGCTTCTAGTTCTGTTAAATCATTTATCCTTCCTAGAATATCAGATTTCATTCTTGTGGTTAGTGATGTTTGGTCAATCCTACTCTCAATGAAAAGCCATTGCCCATTTGTAATAGGTGTTGGCTCTCCATCAAGAATACTATCTAATAACTCATCATCCATTAATCTACAATCTCATCTTGTCCAAATACTCCTTGCTCATAGAATCCTGCAATCTTTAAAACAACTCTACTCATTGCTCTCTTTTCTGCCATAGCAACAGGGAACTTCTTACCACCTCCCATTAAGTTATTGTCAGATGCTTCACCAAAACTCATAGCATTTCTAACATCATTACCAACTTTCATTGTTGCTGCTGCTCTTAACACACATATACATTTTTCTATATCCATATTGATTACCTCATAAGCAACTGTAATATTGTTTCTTGATACAATCTTATCAATTCCTGTTCTTGTGATAATTACAAACCCTCTCTTGTCTTTATAAATATCTTCTTCAGTTAAACCATTCTCTTTGTAAAGCCTTCTTAAAGCATCTTTTCTAGTTTCTACGATTGGCTCAGGTTGTTTCTTCAGTTTTTCTTGCATTGTTTTTTTTGTCATTTTGTTATTATTTAATTGATTAATACTCGGTTCTTGTTGAGCAAGTTCTTCTTGCTGCATTTGCATATACATCTCTTTTTGTTTCCCCATAATTTTATAGTTTTAATTAGTAATTTTATCTTGTTGGACAATGTAGATAATCATAAGTATTATGATTGTAGGTACTGCTATTAGTGTTTCCATTTAGTTATTGTTTTCGTTA